CCTACCCCTGCCCGACTGTCGACGCGATCAACGCAGCCCTGGAGGGAAGCCATGAGCGGGATGATTCACGGCACGCATTCCATTGTGGTCACTTGCGCGGGTAACCGTGAGTGTTCCAAGTGTTGGTCATGTGTCTGCCACGAAAACACGAAACTCACCAAACCCTGCACCAAGGAAGAGGGGAAATGAGCGCAACAGAACAACCCGAAGCGACCAACACATCTTATCTTGCGGCAAGGGTCCTGAATTTACAGTTCGTCCTTGCCGAGCGAGAGCGCGAACTGTTGGAACTCAAAGGCCCGTGCAGTTTCAAAGACTGCAACCTGCACCGCGCCCATTCCGGCCCCTGCAATGTGGAGGGGCCCGATGTTTAGCTACCTGTTTGGCGTTCGAAGCCCACTCGGCGCGTACCTGTCGAACAACACGGCACCGAGGCCATGCACGTCATGGTACGGGCACAGGTTCGAGAAACTCAGCGACACCGCTATCTTCTGCCCAATCTGCGGCGACACAAGGAAGGTCAAGCCGTGAACATCCCAGACGAGGCGGTAGAAGCGTCCCGTGTAGCTATCGAGCGCGAGTTCCCTTACGACGAGAACAACGCTTACATAGCCCGCCTAGCCCTTGCAACCGCAGCCCCGTACTTGCAAGCCCAGGCACTGAGGGACGCAGCGGCGGACACCCGCGCCCGCGGCGACATCGGCAAGGACGGCGGTTGCGAAGCATGGGACTACCTGACCTGGCGCGCTGACCGGATCGAGAAAGGCGAACCGTGAGTGACGGCCCGTGTCAGTGCTGGACAAGCCCGTCCTACATCCACGAAGGGCACTGCTGCATGCGCCCCAACCAACCCGACTGCCACCTCCAAGAAGGCCTCGCACGACACCGTGAACAACAAAACAGCCGGGCCTGAACCGTGGACCACGACCAAGCCCGCGAAAACTGGAACCTCCCAACAAACCGATACCCCGGCTGCACCTGCCCACCCTGGCGATATTCACCAATGCACCAAAGGCCAACAAACCCCAACTGCCCAGAACACGGAGGCCCCCACGAGGGGCCTTTTTCATGCCCGAAGGAGACCACATGAGCTACCAACCAGGCGTCTACCCAGACATCAGCAACACGGCCTACCACGCCGACCCGGCGCTCGGCTCCACATCCCTCAAGACCCTAGCCACCCGCACCCCAGCGCACTGGAAATGGGAGCGTGAGCACCCTGTACAAAAGGACGCCTACGACCTCGGAACCGTCGCCCACTCCCTCATCCTCGAGGGCGACGAGACCTGCGTCGTCGTGATCGATGTGGCCGAGAAACGCGGCAAGGCATGGACCGACCCCGCCGACGCCGCGAAAGCCGAGGGAAAGATCCCGCTGAAGACGTCCGAGTGGGAACAGGTCAAGGCCATGCGCGACTCCGTCATGCGGCACCCACTCGCCCGGGCAGCGTTCACCGGGCACCGCGCCGAAGAGTCAGTGTTCTGGCAAGAACTCGACGGCCTCATGCTCAAGTGCCGCCCGGACGCATGGAAACCCGGCCTGCTCGTGGACCTCAAAACCACCGTCAACGCCGACCCCCGCGAGTTCGGACGCACCGCCTACAACTTCGGCTACCACCAGTCAGCCGCCCACTACACAGACGGCGTGCAGATGGTCACAGGCGAGACCCTGCCGTTCATCTTCGTCCTCGTCGAAAAAACCGCGCCCTACCTCGTGTCCGTAGTCCAACTCGACGACGACGCACTCACCGCCGGCCGCGCACTCAACGAACGCGCCAAAACGATCTACCGCGACTGCAACCAAACCGGCATCTGGCCCGGCTACGAATCCAACGAACCCATCCGGCTCCCCTGGTGGGGAATCCGAGACATCGAGGAACTCACAGCATGAGCAACGAACTAGCCACCCGCAACACCACCGAACTCGACACCTCCCCCGCCGCGGTCATGGCCACCCCAACAGCCGCCGTCGTGGACCTCGCCGCCTGGGCAGCCGAACTGTCCGCCGCCCACCAAATCGGCACCGCACTCTGCAAAACTGCGTTCGTCCCCAAAGACTTCCAAGGCAAACCCGACGCCGCCGCAGCAGCCATCCTCGCCGGGAAATCCCTCGGCATGGACCCACTCTCAGCGCTGCAGAACATCTTCGTCATCCACGGCCGCCCGGGCCTGTACGCCCGCACCATGCACGCCCTCGTCATCGCCCAAGGCCACGAAATCCTCCGCACTGCCGCCACCCCCGAATCCGTGACCGTGCACGCCCGCCGCAAAGGCTCCACCGAATGGCAGGAATTCACATGGACGATCGAACGCGCTGACAAAGCCGGATACGTCAAAACGAACGCCAAATACAAAGACAACCCCATCGAAATGCTCACCGCCAAAGCCCTCTCCGAAGCGTGCCGCGTCATCGCCCCCGACGTACTCACCGGCGTAGCCGTCTACTCCGTGGAAGAACTCGAGGACATGGGCGAACGCCCAGCACCCAAGGCACCGGCACCCGGCATCCAGGCGCTCGCCGCCATGGCCGCCGCCCCTCAGCCTGAGCAAGTCGAGCCCATCGACTGGATCGAACAGGCCGACCTCGCCAACCACGACGAGTCCAAACTCCGCGCCATCTACGCCGCCGCCGAAGAACAAGGCGCCGCCCAAGCCGACCTCGACTACATCCGCAACCAGGCAAGGGAGTCCTGACCGTGGCCGACCATGGGCTGTTCGAGCTCGCCCAGTACGCGCACGACGCGATCTGGCCCCTGCTGGTTGAGGCCAAGGCGATCGAGCCGAGCCTCATGCTTCACCTCGAGCTGAACTTCGCCGACGAAAACACCGTGCACTTCAACGAGGACAACCTCAACGTGTTCATCCACTGGAACCGGCCCGGCCTGTTCCTCTACGCCACATACCTCCGAACCCGAACCGACATCGACCACGTCACCGCAAGGCTCCGCGCCGACGTCAACAAACTGAAAGCCAACCCCAATGAGTAACGAAACCTACCTGACCATCCGTGGCCGGCTCACCGCCGATCCCGAGCTGCGCTACACCCCATCCGGGGCCGGTGTCGCGAACTTCACCGTTGCAGTGAACGCTTCCAAGTTCGACAAGGACACCAACGAGTGGAAAGACCAGCCCACAAAGTTCTGGCGCTGCGCCGCATGGAACCAGGGCAAGCTCACCCGGGCGGAGAACGTCGCCAACTTGCTGAAGAAGGGCGACAACGTCATCGTCTACGGCGAACTCGCCACACGCGAGTACGAAACCCGGGAAGGCGAGAAGAGGACAGCTGACGATCTCCGCGTCGAAACCATCGGCAAAGACCTCACCTTCCACGGCCAGGCATACGCCACAAACGAACAGCCACCTGCCACGCAGCAAGACGACCCATGGGCAACCCCGGCAACGTCCAACAGTGGCGGCTGGGGCTCACCGCCCCAAGACCCGCCCTTCTAAGCCCAACAGCCGCCAATGAGCGGCTTTTTCCATCCCCCGCGGCGCCCAGACCCTCCCCCGGCTGGGCGCCGCACCCATACCCGAAAGAAGAAGCCATGACAGTCACAGACCTCACCAAACTCATCCAAGCACGCGATGGTGTCGCCGTAGTCGTCTACACCAAACCCAACTGCCAGCCCTGCCGCATGACCAAACGCAAGCTCGACGCCGCCGGGATCTACTACACCGAAGTGGACGTCACAGAAGACCCAACAGCGCTGCAATACGTGAAGGAAACACTCGGCTACACAGGCGCCCCCGTCGTGTACGTCTCGACCATCGACGGGGACGTGCACTGGTACGGCCTCGACGTCGCCAAAATCGAGCAGCACATCACCCACCGGGCCGACGCCGCATGATCGACGCCTGCTGCTTCATCTGCAGGGGCCCGCACGGGATCTGCCTCACCCGAGGAACCTGCGGGCACCACATCACAGCCAGGCTCCGCCAAGACGCAGACGACCGTGCCCGCCACCTCTACGCCGACCCAACCGGCAACGAAGCCGTCAACAACGTCATGCGGACCAGGAAACCCAAAGCCCCCGTAAGGCGGCCCCTCACGTACCCCAAGGAAGACCGATGAACAAACCCCAACCCCCGACGCACACGTTCCGGGCCGTCTGGCCAATCGTCCAAGGCACAGGAACAGCCAGCACCGACGCCGAGCTCATCCTCCAAGCACTCGGCGACCTCCCAAACGTGGCACACCGCCACCACGCCACCATCGTCGGTCCACCCCGCGCTTGCATCATGGACGGCCGCCGCATACCCGGCTCCGGCGGCCACGCCAACGTCGTCATCATCGAAGCCCCCGCCGTACCCACCCAAACGCGCCCCTACCACCACAAGACGCAGAAAGAGGCATCATGACCCTCACTCTTACAGACATGTTCTGCGGGGCGGGCGGGTCCTCCACTGGGGCGATCGCTGTCCCGGGCATTGAGGTCCGGACAGCCATGAACCACTGGGCCAGGGCCATCGAAACCCACAACACTAACCACCCGGACACCACGCACGTCCAGGCGGACATCTCCCAGACGGACCCACGCTACGTGGCGAAGAGTGACATCCTCTGGGCTTCTCCCGAGTGCACGAATCATTCGGTTGCGAAGGGTAAGAAGCGGATCACGAACCAGCCTGACCTGTTCGGTGACGCCATTGCGGATGAGGCGGCTGACCGGTCCCGGGCGACCATGTGGGATGTTCCCCGGTTCGCGGAGTATCACGACTACCGGCTAATCATCACGGAGAACGTGGTGGACGCTGCCCGGTGGGTCATGTTTGATGCCTGGCTGATGGCTATGGCCTCGCTCGGGTATGAGCACCACATCGTGTACATGAACTCCATGCACGCCCAGCTTGGCGGGCTCCCTGCACCGCAGTCGCGGGACCGAATGTACGTGGTGTTCTGGAAGAAGGGCAACCGCCGGCCCGACTTTGACCGGCTCCGGCCACGGGCGTACTGTCCCGGTTGCGACAAGGTTGTCACGGCGATGCAGGTCTTCAAGAAGGCCGAACGTTGGGGACGGTACCGGGCGCAGTACAACTGGCGCTGCCCCAACACGGCCTGCCGGAACCAGGTCATCGAACCCGGCTGGTTGCCCGCCGCCCACGCCATCGACTGGTCGCTGAGGGGTGAACGTATCGGGGACCGCACCAAGCCTTTGGCGGAGAAGACCATGGACCGCATCCGGGCCGGACTAGAGAAGTACGGTCAGGCCGGCGAACCGTACCTGTCTCTCATGCGATCAGGGAGAGCTCGCAACTACCCCGTCACCGATACACTCCAGACCCTCACAACTGAGGGAGCGGGCCACTGCTTGGTCGATCCCCGCGGTCTTGTCATCGACGCCGTCCGTGGAGCGAACATCATCAGCCACACCGATGAACCTCTCCGCACCCAAACAACCAGCTACACCCGCGGGCTCCTCGTCCCGGTAGAAGGACGTGAGGGCAAGGAAGCCGCGTCGGTCATGAGCGCATTGCGGACGCAGACTACCCGCAACGAAACCGGGCTGCTGGCAATTCCGGAGGCCTATCTGATGCGGAATAACTCTAGCCGTGGTGATGGCTCGGAGATGACCACCCCAGTGAACGAGGTTATGAGAACGCTGACGACCGCCGGCCATCAGTCGCTGCTGATGCCCTACTACGGTTCGTCCAAGCCGCAGCCAGTGAGTGACCCCATCGGGACGCTCACCACAGTGGACCGGTACGCGATGATCACCCTCCGGGGTCAGAACGCCCCCAAAGACGTTTATGACCCGATGGACACCTTCGCCGCCAACGGCAACCACCACGCCGTCATGGGCGTCAAACCACCCGCAATCGAGGACTGCACCTTCCGGATGCTCGAACCCCACGAAGTGACCTGGGGCATGGCCTTCCCCAAGGACTACATCATGACCGGGAACAAGCGCGAACAGGTCAAACAGGCAGGCAACGCCGTGTGCCCGCCGAACGCCCGCGACCTGGTCAGTATCGGAGCCGAGTCATTGCAAGCGGCATAGACCCACCAGACGACCAAAAAGGAGAATCAGTTGCGGATCCGCAGCACCAAACCGGAGTTCTGGAAGTCCAGAAGAATCTCCTCGGTCTCTTGGGATGCACGGCTGGTCCTGAAGGGCCTGGAGTCCTATGTCGATGACAACGGGGTGGGCGTGGACGACATCGAGCTCATCGTCACCGACGTATTCCCTCGCGACATGTTCGCTACCCCTCGCGAGACTGTCGCGAGGGTGTCTGAAGCCATCACCGAGCTCCACCGGGCCGGTTTGGTGCACCGATATGAGGCCCGCGGAGACAAGTTGTTGTACATCTCGTGGTGGGAGTCGGTACAGCGCATCGACAAGCCCGGAAGGGGCAGAAATCCGCGTCCTGACGGGACTTTCGACTACAAGGAATCAGAAATTCGCGAGAGTGTCGCGAGCCCTCCCGAAACCCTCGCGCCCGGAACAGGGGAACAGAGGAACAGGGGAACAGAGGAACAGAGAGCTGTGGTTCCGTTACGTAACTACGTTTCAGAGCGCGAAGTCGAACTTTCGCGACGAACCACCGTCCAAGCTGGGGCGAAGATCGTCAACGAGTTCAACGACAACATCCCCGAGACCCTGCCATCCAAAACCCGGCAGGACCTCACCGCGCACGTCACCGTCGCCCTACAAGACGGCATAGCCGAGAAGCACATCCGCCGCGGAATCGAACTCTGGTACGTCAAAGCCCTTGGCCCTGGCTCGCTGCCCGGGTTCATCTTCGAAGCGCAACGCGAAGCCAACGGCGGAGGCCCCGCAGTGAGGCCCCGTCAAGCCACCGGGTCAGAACGCGCCATAGCCGCCCTCGACCTCGCGAATCACTTCCGCGAACAAGAAGCCATGGAAGGAAACCATGCTCAAGAGTGAAGTCGCCCAACTGCTAGCCAAAGCCGCACTGATCGACAACCGCAAGATCGACGCGGCAACCGTCGAAACCTGGCATGAACTAATCGGACACGTCGACTACGACACAGCAATGGCCGCCCTGACCATCCACCGCCGCACATCATCCGAGTACCTGCTGCCCTCACACATCATCGCGAACCTCCGCAAAGCCCGTGAGAAACAAACCATCGCCGAAGCGAAAGCCCGAGCCATCACCGCAACCCCGAACCACCCACCCACAAACCCCAACACATACCGGGCCCGCAACCCCGAACTCTGGGACCACCTACTCGAACAAGGCAAACAAGCCAGACAGGCCGACCTGAAAGCAAGAGGTCGGCTATGAAACTCATCAACGCCTTCGTCCCAGGCAAACCCATCCCCCAAGGCTCAGTGAACATCTACGGTCACCGAATCGTCAGCGTCAAACCCGAACTCCGCCGCTGGCGAGACACCATCCGGGCGGCACTCCTCGCCCGCCACCCCGGCGAACCACTCGACGGGCCAATCACCCTCTCGCTCGCTTTCCGACTCGAACCACCACAACGACCACGCTGGCCGCTCCCCGCTGTGAAACCCGACCTCGACAAACTCACCCGAGCAGTCTTCGACTCCCTCTCCACCACAAAAACCCAACGCGGGGTCATCACCGACGACGCCCGAATCGTCGAACTCACCGCCGCCAAGGCCTACCACCAAACACCCGGCGTCATGATCATCATCACCCAGGCAGGAGACTAACCATGAGCCCCCAAACCATCAGCCAGCCAATCAGCACCGGCAACATCCGCCGCTACCTCACCGGCTGCCCCTGCGGCCGCGCCTGGGTAACCGACCATCCCCTCCACGAAATCCCCAACCACGAACACACACTCCAGGCAACAGCATGAGCACCGAATGCACGACCACGGACTGCGCCAACCACACCAGCACCTACCTCTGCAACCAATGCGTCAAAGACCTCCAAGCATGGATCGACAAGATCCCCGAGCTCATCACCGCCTTGGACGTCACGATTGCCAAACTCGACAGAGTCCGACCCACCGGCAGCGGATGGAACACCGGAGGTAAACCCGGCAGCGCCGCCCCCATCAACCTCGACGCCCTCCAAATCCAACAAAACCTCACCACCGTCTCACCAAACGCTTCCGACTACGCCAACGACCCACACGCCGCCGGCATCGCCGAACTCATCCAAGACTGGGTCACCAAAGCCGAACTCCTCGTCAGCGGCCCAGAAGAACCACCCATCAACCACACCACCAACCGCGAACGAATCCGCAACATCGCACCCCCCATGCCCACCCGCCAACTCCTCCCCTGGCTCAAACACAACGCAAAAATCACCATCACCAGCAAAGACATCCGCAACTGGGCCCACCGCGGGAAACTCAAAGCAGTCACCCACAACCCCCAACCCACCTACAACCCACACGAAGTACTCGACGTCTGGTACGAAACACGACGCGCAAGCCTCGCCAGAGCATAAACGGGATGTGTTAAAGTGACTCATAAGGGCGTTTTTGACGTCCCCGAAACCAGCCGCACCTCATCGCAGGGCGGCTTTTTTGTTGCCCCCCACACCGCTCGCCGGGAGGCGCCGGAAGGGCTGCACGGATGAGCGGACCCCCCATACCGCTGCGACGTTCAACTCGTCGCCAGCCCACGCCAAAACTAAATAGCCCGAGGTGAACATGAGCGCCGAGGGAGGGGCGAAGGTAGCCAAGCCTACGCAAAGGGAGTGCAAGACCCCACGCCCCACAAACAGGTATGACCCCTTCCGGCGAGGAGGCATGAGATGGACGGCCAAAGATGCGACCGGCACGAAAGCGCCCGAGCACAAGTCCGGGTACTACTCCCCAGCCTCCGCGAACTGTTCTTCTGCGGACACTGCGCCCGAACACTGAACTTCGGAACAGACTTCCACATCACCTACGAGGTGGTAACAGTATGAGGCTCTACGCCGCAGTGTGCTCCGTGATCGAGGCTTGGGCTGAGCACATCCGCACCGACACCATAGAGCGTGAGTTCGAAGTAGCCGACTGGGCCATGAGCCACACCGACGAAGAGGACTAGCTATGGACGTTTTCGAACAGGTACTCGAAGCGATCATCTCCACAGTCCGAGGGACACGAGAACAAACCCAGGACGACTACGCACTCTGCGGACCAGGGAAGTAGCCATGGCAAGGCCCACACGCTCCACCACATCCCGCGGCTACGGCACAGCACACCAAGCCGAACGCAAACGATGGGAACCACTCATCCAAGCAGGCGGCGTCTACTGCGTACGCCAAGGCCCCAAATGCACAGGCCAACCCATCGCCCCAGACCAACCCTGGGACCTCGGCCACAACGACGACCGCACCCAATGGACCGGCCCCGAATGCGTACCATGCAACCGCGGAGCAGGCGGCGCCAACGGAGCAGCCATCACCAACCAAAAGAAACTCACCACCACGAGGGACTGGTAGCTTCACACCAGCAACCAATCGGAAGGCCCACCAGCCATGAAGCTATTTGCCAAAGCACTACTCGTACTCGCAGCGCTCCTCTGCCTCGCCGCTATCTGGATCTCCGCATACTGGGTGCAGCTACTACTAACCGGCCTGCTCTTCACCTTCATTGCGGCCGCGATCCTCGGGCCCAAAAGCAAAGCGTGAAGCTCTTGACGAAAGCAACAGCCATCCTCAGCCTCGCAACCTTATGGGCTCTGACCGGATGCGCACCCACTCCCGCCCCTGAACCGAAGCCCACCCTGCGCGCCCCTGAATGCTTTGACGGGACAGTCGAGAAGGGCTGCCCTTCCTGGGCGTTAGACGTTCCGACCGACAAAACAGTCAGCCACATCACCCATACGGACGGACTCGTGACGATGCACTACACGGATGGGACCACGTCGAAGGGCTACAGCCTGAAGTGACTTCCCTCCTGTGGGGAGGGGGCGTCTGAATCGCTGGAAACGGCGGGCGTCCTGACTTCCGCCCGGTAGTCATCTACGTCCCCGGGGTTTGGCGTAACGTTACCGACCTTGCTGTGACGTTACGCGATTGCTGAGGAGGGTTCCCCTGAGAGGAGGCCACGCCATGGATGCTGTGTGTGACGTCTGCGGGGGTACGTTCGAGGCGAAGCGTCGGACAGCCAGGTTCTGCTCGAGCAATTGCCGGGTGCGGTCGCATAGGGGCGCCCAGGTTGTAGAGCTGAAGGCGAAGCCGGACATGCTTGCTGGCAAGGGTAAGGCGGAGGATTCGCCCGGAAACATCGGATCGGTGGAGGCCGCAGCGGTCAAGACGCTCACTGACGCGGGCCGGTTGAACACTGTGATGGGGCAGGCCGCTTTGGTCCTTGCCCGCCGGCTGGACGCGACCACCGTGGACACTGGCTCCGCAGTCGCATCTGTCGTGAAGCAGTTGGAGCTTGCTTTGGAGGCTGCAACCGCAGGAGCGAATGTCGCGGCGGACCCGGTTGATGAATTGAGGAACCGCCGTGACCGCAAGCTCGGAATTGTTGGTTGAGCCCGCCCACCTGACGGGCCCGGAGTATCACGCGACGTTCGGGCCAGAGGTCGCTGACCTTGCCACGATGGCTAACTTTGAGCCTGACCCGGAGCAGCGCCTGGCGTTGGATCACATGTTCGGGATTGACAAGCGGGGCAAGTCGACGGCGTTTGAGGTCTGTGTGGTCTGCGCACGGCAGAACATGAAGACGGGCCTGTTCAAGCAGGCCGCACTGGGGTGGCTGTTCATCACAGACCAGAATCTCGTGGTCTGGTCCGCCCATGAGTTCTCCACTGCGCAGGAAGCTTTCCGTGACATGGAGATCCTGATCGGCGGCTGTTCGTCCCTGTCCCGGAGGATCAAGCGGGTTCACCGCGCCGCTGGTTCGGAAGCTATCGAGCTGAGGACCGGGCAGCGGTTGAAGTTCAAGGCGCGGACGAAGTCCGGTGGGCGTGGTCTTACCGGTGACAAGATCGTGCTGGATGAGGCTTTCGCTTTGCAGCCGGACCATATGGGCGCTTTGATGCCGACCCTGTCGGTTGTGCCGGACCCTCAGATTGTTTACGGGTCTTCGGCTGGCAGGCATGAGTCTGGTGTGTTGCGGAAGGTCAGGGATCGTGGCCGTTCTGGCCGGTCGCCGCGGTTGTTCTATTGCGAGTGGTGCGCCCCCAAGTTGGCGTGCGAGAACGAGAAGTGCGACCACGAGCCCGGCAGCGAGGGATGCCAGCTCGACGTCGTCGAGAACTGGAAGCAGGGCAACCCTCTGCTGGGCCGTATGCGCAGCAACGGGACCAGCTTGACCGTGGAGTACGTCCGGGCCGAACGTGAAGGGATGCCGCCGGCGGAGTTTGCCAGGGAGCGGCTCGGCTGGTGGGATGACCCGACCACAGCGGATCTGTTTGGCGCCGGTCGCTGGGAGGCGGGCAAGCGTGAAACGCGCCCGATCGACCTCGAAGTGTCCGCGTTGGCGGTGGCGGTGTCCATCGACCTCGCTCACTCGGCCATTGTTGCGGCCGCGGCGGATGAGCCTGATGTGTGGGTGAAGCCTTTGCATCACGGCCCGGGGACGAGGGGCGTTGTGGAGCGGTGCGTCGAACTGCAGGACATGTTCGACGTCGATGTCGTGATTGATGGCAAGGGTCCAGGGGCGATGCTCATCCCTCACCTCGAAAAGGCCGGCGTTCGGTTGCACATCGCTTCAACGGGGGATGTGCTGGACGCTTTCGCGAACCTCGAAACGAAGGTCCGTGATGGGCAATTCCTCCATGTGGACGCCAAGGAGCTCGACGCTGCTGCGGCCGGGGCAGTGAAGCGTCCGGTCGGTGAGCGGTACGCGCTGGGCCGGAAGATGTCCGAGGCTGACATTTCCCCACTGGAAGCTGCCGCGCTGGCCGCGTGGCGGGCGGGCGTTGATTTCGGCCCCACTGGTTCTGAGTCGGATTACGAGAAGACCGGCGTTATGTCTATTTGAGGAGAGTGAGAGGCCGTATGGGCTTTTGGCAGAACATCCTCTCCAACGTTCGTGGCGGGTCGGCCTTTTTCACCCCTCAGGTCACGTATCTGGGGACCTCAGAGCTTTCTGCACTAATCAACCCGTCAAGTCTGACGGCCGCACAGATGTGGGACAGCCAGCCGCATTTCCGGACTGTCGTCACGTTCCTGGCACGCAATATCGCACAGCTTGGACTCCACACATTCGAACGAGTGGGGCAGACTGACCGGCGGAGAATCCGGGATAACGTCCTCGCCCAGTCCATTGAGGACGTCGATGGGCACATGACTACGTTCGAGCTGATCTTCGCGCTCGTCGGGGACCTCGCATTGTACGACCGGGCTTACTGGTGGGCGGCGCCCACCACTGACCTACCGTCAGGGTGGATGCTTCGCAGGCTGCCGCCGACATGGGTTGAACCTGTGATGGAGAACGTGTGGGAGGTCAAGGAGTACAAGGCCTACATCAAGGAGGGTGCCCCTGAGGTCATCCCCGCTGAGAACATTCTCGCGTTTCCGGGATACCATCCCGGGCGAATGCACGGCTCATCCCCGACAGTGGATGCCCTCAGGCAGACCCTCCAGGAACAGGTCGAAGCTGCGGCTTACCGCTCTCAGGTATGGAAGCGCGGCGGCAGGGTATCGACAGTGATTGAACGGCCGAAGGATGCGCCGGCATGGTCGGACGCTGCCAGGGAGGCGTTCCGGGAGGACTGGTACTCGAAGTACACCGGAAACGGTTCCAGGGCTGGCGGCACACCCATCCTTGAAGGTGGGATGACGCTGAAACGGATCGACTTCTCGGCTCAGGAGCAGCAGTACGTCGAGGCAGCGAAGCTATCACTGACTACCGTGGCGTCGGCTTTCCATGTGAATCCGACGATGATCGGGCAGAACGACGGCGCGAACTACTCCAACGTCCGTGAGTTCCGGAAGATGCTGTACGGCGACACGCTCGGCCCGTTGGTCGCGCAGATTGAGGGGCGCATCAACCGCTTCCTGATTCCCCGCATGGGTCTTGACCGGAGCCGCTTCTATGTCGAGTTCAACATCGAGGAGAAGCTTCAGGGCAACTTCGAGGAACAGGGCGCCATTCTGCAGACCGCGACTGGCGGCCCGTGGATGACCCGGAACGAAGCCCGCGCCATGCGGAACATGCCGGCGTTGGAAGGCGGCGATGACCTGATCGTTCCGCTGAATGTTGTCCAGGGCGGGCAGGCTTCACCGACCGATTCAGGGTCGCAGAACCTCTCTTCCCAGCGGTACCAGATGGTCAAGGCGCGGGTGAAAGGCTCCGAGTACGAGATCAAAGCGCCTGAAGAAGTACCCGAGGATCACCAGAAGGCCATGGCGGACGTGTTCGCCAAGTTCTTCGCACGGCAACGGCGCGTGGTGCTGTCCGCGATGGGGGCCAAGTCTCCTGAGTGGTGGGATCAGGGACGCTGGGACGAGGAGCTCGCCGAGGACATTCTCGACGCCTCGCTCAAAGTCTCCCGCGAAGCTGCCATTGCGGTCCTCGCCGCAATGGGAGTGGATCCTGACCGATACAGCGTGGACCGGACACGGAAGTTCCTCGCCAAGGTGGCGGAGCGCATCGCCGGCCAGGTCAACGGGACAACGTTCGAGGCGTTGCAGGCCGCACTGGAGGACGACAGCACAGAATCCGTCGCCCATGTGTTCGATGTCGCGGAGTCGTCCCGCGCCGAGCAGTCAGGAATGACGGCGGCCGCAACCTACGTCGGTTTCGGGATGGTTGAAGCGGCTAGGCAGACAAAACCGACGGCCACGAAGCGCTGGCAGGTGAACTCCGGTAACCCTCGGTCGTCCCACGCGGCCGTCAACGGCGAGGAAGTCCCCATCGATGACGACTTCAGCAATGGGATGAAGTGGCCCGGATCCTTCAACGGCGACGTCGACGAGGTCGCCAATTGCCAGTGCTCCGTCGTGATCATCACCTGACCAATGGAAGGAACATCATGCATGTAAAGAATGTGCCCCTTGGCCGGGTGAAGGCCGGCCCTGAAGATGGGCTCGAAGAGGGCCAGTTCATCGTCTATCCGTCCACGTTCATCAAAGAGCCTGACTCCTACGGCGACATTGTTGCCAAGGGCGCGTTCCTGGATGACATCCAGGCTTGGAAAGACTCGGGAAACGTGCTGCCGGGGCTATACGGGCACCGGATGGATGACCCTGACTACTTCGTTGCCGGAGCGCTGGAGGAAGGCGAGGACGAGCATGGCTGGTGGGTTAAGGGCGAGTTTGACCTCGAGTCCCCCAAGGGCCCGCAGGTCTATCGCCTCGTCAAGGGCCGGCGACTGAACCAACTGTCCTTCGCCTACGACGTGCTCGAAGAGGGGCCCGTTGAACTGGAGGACGGGCGGAAAGCCAACGAGCTGCGCAAGCTCAAGCGGTACGAGTTCAGCTTTGTGCCTATCGGCGCGAACCAGGACACCAGCGTCGTCGCAGTCAAGGCACTGGCGGATGCTGCTGCCGCTGAATACAAGGCAGGCCGGGTACTCGCGCAGACCCACATCGACTCCCTGCGTTCCGCGCAGGAGGCCATCGGAACTGTCATCAAGGCAGCCGAGGCAACAAATGACCAGGAAGGTAAGGCCAGCGGCGAGACCGAAGCCAAGCCGGGCGCCAGCGACGAGGACCCCTCCGGGGGCAAGTCGTCCGTGCCAGGCGAGGAGCAGCAGTCGAAGTCGTCCGTCGAACGCCTGGCGGCACAAGCACATATCTACGCGCTCACAGGGAGCGCAGAAAGGGGTTCACAGTGAACCTCAAGCAGATGCGCGCCGCCGCGCTCAAGGCGGCACAGGAACTCA